GCAATCTATTGCCCTAAGAGGACCGCCGATCACACTGAACATGACATGTTCATAACCCCAAGTCGGTTCTACCTCCGGCGACGTCTTACGTCACCCGGTACGTAGAAAGGTCTAGAGTACGTAGCAACACTGCTTTCAGAAACATTTCTGATTGCAGGCCTAAACCGTCTTTGGACAGTTTGGGCAAGGTGCTTAGAGAGCTTCGCTCTCATCTCACGTCTTTGGAAATAGAACTTTCCTTTGTAGTCAAGTTTGCCTTCCAGGTAATTAGTTATCCACTTGTAAATTACAAGACAATGGGCCAAAGCCGATTGTGAAGGATACTTACCTAAAGCTGTTACCGACAGCTGTAACCTACGAACCGTCGTTATCACAGGATATGTATGTTGTACATTGACTGTGGGAACTAAGGGATGCGTAAGTTCAGAAGTAGACCTAGAAGAAGAGCGACCATACAGAGAGAGTAGTCTACTCTCTATGTCCTTCAGGTTAGACTCTAGTCTTAAAACAGACCTCTTTCTCTTCTCATATTCTGAGAGAGAGATGAGTCCGGTATAAGGTTCGAGAGAACTTTTCCAGATCTCCTCACGGAGCTGCTCTAATCCTGTAGCCATTATATGGCCAACGGGTGTCACATTGTCTTGGAGAAACCAACACATTGCGGCGTTGCGCTGACCAACAAATAGAATCCTTTTAAACAGTGTTTTGACAAACGTTCCGTCTAAAAGGGTGTGAGGCTTAATGCCCCACCTACAGATCACACGATCAATGATGTCCCTAATTAGGGTAACATCTGCACTTCGTGCAGACATTAGCATAAAAGGGGAGAGAGGAGAACACTCCTTTCCCTCGCGATAAAGGCGTTTCGCGAACTCAGCGAAACGTGGAGATCTTTTAGTCGTAGAAAACGACTTAAAGGACGAGATATCAACTCCTAACACCTCTACCATAAAGTACATGTAAAGACGGTCGACTTTGCGATCAAAAATGACCACATCGTCGCCGATAATACAGTACCTCCGGAAGGTGAATGGGTTATAACCGCAATACCATGCGCAGAACCTCACCACAACATGGTGAGACAGAGAGAAAGCCGGCCATGAGGAATAAACCCCCATTGGCTGTCCAGCTGCGAAGCAGTGGGAAACCCCCTCTTTAAGATATATTGGGATTGTCATAAGACGAGCCCAATGATCTCCTAAAGTCGGCTTTATGAGATTCAGCACTAATTGCTGAACCCATAATGGAAAGCGATTGGTAGCACCAGTCATATCCCGCGAACGGCACTGATGCCTCTTCTTTCCACTGGTCATGGAAAGTATAAAGGCAGCAGCATCGTCTTGGTTGAAGGCGTAGTCCTCCTTGATATTACGTAATCCTTCCATAAGAAGGGTATGTAAATCAAACAGGCCTTTTTGAATCCAGTAGTTGGCTGCAGTTATAACACGTGTCTTCCCTCCTCTCTCGACGAGAAAGGAGAATTTCGCTAAACGTGGAGGTGCTTGCACATCCACGTCAACTTTATGAGAATCTGAAACCATTGGTGCAATAAACATCATTGGTTCCATGTCATCATCGGAATCGCTTCCAATGTTGGCACCCTCAGGGGGAATCCCATGAAGATCACGGTACATCATATCAGCCTCATCGAACTCATTTCTGAAACCGCGAACGCGGTCTGGGGAAACAAGTTCAACAATTTTGAACAATGAACCCAATTCAGCCTTGAAGTCAGAGGCGAGATTGAATGCATCAATCAGCGAATATCTGAACGAAGGCACTCCGTAAGGGCCTCCTTTGAACCCGGTAAAAAAGCTTTTAAAGCTCATAACCTTGTTGAAAGGGACCTTTACGAATCGTGGTACAAACCACCTGCAAAAGTCAATAAACGCATCTCTAATAACCTCTTTATCAAAGTTAGTACAACCTCGCATATTATTGCGAAAGTACTTTTTCTTTGATTCAGAGAGGTAATCGAGGTATTCCTGACTAACGTCAGGTACATATTCCCTTGGTTTTTCAGTTACATCTGAAAGATTGTAATCTGGAGCCAAAGTATATATTAAATAACTCGAAGTTATAGAGATAGCAATTAACTGGAGAACTCTCTTCCTAGAATTGAATAATTTTCTAAGAAGGG